AGAGCAAATGTAGATGAGAATGATCGTGTAGCAATTCCTTTATGTAGGAATTCTGTCTTATCTTCTCTTTCCCCAATTGTTCCAGAAACACGGAGTTTGCCCATATCCATTATTACCTTGATATCATTTTTATCAAAGCCAGCAACAGCGAATTCTAATTCAAATTCGTTATCATCAACTTTTTTGATATTGTAAGGTGGATAATTTGAGATATGTTTGTTGAGGTCATTTTTTAATCCCATCAACTGATTAAATGCATCATCAAAACCTAAGAAAAAGGGTTCTAGTTGCATTTGTCGCATTAGTGAACTTACCATGTTTTTGCCTCCTTTTCAGCGAGTTATTTGCTACCCCCCGTTTGGCAGGGTAACCATAATATTATAGCACTCTATCTTGAATTTGTCTAGCCTCTACTGGAGACAGTTCACCCTTATGATGTGCACTTATATCTTTTCTTACCCAAGTCATTCCATATGGGGTATCTAAATTATTTACACCATCTCTTTTTAAAAGTCTTTCTGCCATTGATTGAAAAGTTGGATCATCACTTAAGTTTAGGTAGGCATTATGATACCAAGGTAGATCATAAAATGCTGGTGCGTTTACAAGTAGCATTCCTGCAGTTGTCCAATGTTCTTCTATGCGTGGATTTTCAAAAACAATTGGACCGTGCAATCCATATTCTGGAACATTTACACCAACTAATGGCCTATCTACTTCTAATAATTTTTCAATAATATTAACGTTTAATGTTATATCTGAATCTACATAAAGTATTGCCTCATAATTTATTACGCCAATATTCTGTTCTGTGCAATCTTCACCCCAATGATGACCAGATGTAATTCTTGATCTTTGAGCAAACTCTCTAATAAGATTACGACCAGTTTCTATTCTAATCCACCTATTCTGAGAAGTAACTTTTGACTGCATGTCATTTATAGAATATGTCCAATAGTCACCATTAACCTCTTTTAATGCATTAATAACATCTATAAAAGGCTCTATGCCTCTGTGATCTAATTCAAATGATGAAAAGAATTTTACGTTAGGGAATTTATTTATTATATTAACCCTATCTTCTATCCATGCAAGATGTTCTTTTTTGTCACACTTCCATGCTACTAATGGAGTTCCTATTACAAAATGTTTATTATAATCAATTGGCTTTAACATTTTTCCTACCCTTTATTTTTTCTATGTAGTCTGAACATATTCCAGCATATCCATATCCTTTAAGAAACTTTGTTCCATGCCCTAGTTCTGGCATTACTAAGATGCATGACTCTGATGCTTTTAATTTTCCTGGGTAAGCCCAAACATATCCGCTACTTGTTATTGTATAGTCATCTGTATTATGAAAAAAACAATGAAGAAGGTTGTCTATACAAGCAGACAGTGCGTCTGTGTTTTTACAATGTATCCAAAGTTTATGTTGTCTATCTTCTAGCCAAGCAAGATCTATTTTATATTGTGGCTTGTCGTGACCTAAAAAATAAACTCCATTGGAAACTCTAAGATCAACCTCTACGTCAAATCCATGATATAGTGCGTAATCTATGTACTCTGGATTGTTTTCTTGTTCTGGTACTGGTCCATTTAGATTACCACGATGTGCTATGTAAATCATTTTTCAACTTGAACCCAAATCCATTGACGATGATTGTCGCCAGGCCCTGTTGGTCTAAGATCTGATTTATAATTTTTAAAACCAATCTTATTTAATAAATCGTCTTTTAATTCTTCTTCATCTGTAATGCTAACATCGGCATGACCATTTGTGCTTGCTGCCTCATAAACATTATCATAATATTTTGCCGTAGGAATGTTTTCTTTTCCACCATATCCCATTTGAAAACAAAGTCTTCCACCTGGTTTTAATACTCTGTATGCTTCTTTTAATATATTAAATCTAATTTCGTGTACACATATGTGTTGAAAACAAATAACTGCAAACATAACATCATAAACATTATCTTCTATCATAGATAGATTATCTCCAGATGTGTGGTATAAATTAGGGATAGGAATGTTGTTATGTTCTAGATTTATCTTTGCCTTATCAAGATTAATATCAGATATGTCTACCCCATCAATTCTTTCAAATCTATAGTTAAACTTTACTATGTTTCTACCTGGACCACAGCCGTAGTCTAAGGCCACCATTCCTGTTGTATCAAAGTCTTTAAACAAATATGTGTCGTAGTCTGCCCAATTATTGTGACCATCATAAGATCCAACTACTGGATCTCTAAATTGTAGACTCCAGATTGCGGCATATTGATCATAATATTTGTTTTGCATGTTTAGATAATCTTGTTTGTTTCTATTCATTAGTTATTCTCCAAGTAGTAGTTTAAATCTTCTGGGGTTCCTATACCCCACATTTTTTCTATCTCTTTTACTCTTATCTTTTTACCATCTTGTATTGCCTGATTGAATACTGGACAAACGTAAAACTCATTGTTTGTTCTAATATTCGAATCTATCATTTCGTAAGCATACTTAACATAGTCTGATCCATGCTTCCAATAATAAATACCTACTGTTGCATTATCTGAGATAGGATTTTTTTCTGCTACCTCTGATACGAAACCGTCTTCTCCAATCTTAGCATAAGACCATTTAGGATGTGTTGCTTTAAAGGTTAAGATACCACCGTCAATTTCATCTGCACCAAATGCATAAAGACACTCATTACTATTCCATTCAACTATTTGATCTGAGTTAGCAATTAGCAATGGCTCTTCATTATTTATATATTCTTTTGCTAATAAAGTTGTTACTGCAGCACCCTCAGTTATTCCATTGATTGTAACAATGTCACACCCAGGCTTTATTAAGCCGAGTACTTGTTTTAAATTATATTTTTCATAATGCTCTTCTTGTACTATAAATATATAATGAGCATCTATATTTAGATTATCTACAACCACTTGAATCATAGGCTTACCTTTTACTTCAATCAATGGTTTAGGAAAGGTATATCCTGCCTGTGCAAATCTCGATCCAGCACCAGCCATTGGTATAAGTACATTCATCTTTTCATTCTTCCAAGGCACCTGGCTTCTTCCTTTCATTTCGAATCTATCTATCATATCAAAGAACTTATCTTTATCTAAGTCGTCTGCGTCTTTAATGCCATACAGATGCCCTCCAGAGGCTATAGCACCTTGTCTACCAATATGAGAGTCTTCTACGATAATTGTATTTTGAGGCAAAGCATTTAATGCTGTCATGCATTTCCAATACATTTCAGGGTATGGTTTATGATGTTTAACATCTTCATTACTTACGATGTATTCTATATATCCTAATATTCCTATTGCATCTAATGCTGTTATAACAGTCTCTCTAATTGCATTACTTGCTACCGCAATTTTCCAACCATCTTGTTTTAATCTTTTAACTATTGATAAGGCTGTTTTATTTACTGGTAACTTTTGTAAAATATTTATTGTTTGTTTTTGTTTTTCTTGCCAAACCTGATCATGGTATTCTACTGGTAAGCCTTTTAATTCTGTTAACATTTTTAACTTCATTGTAGTTCCAAGTCCATCATACTTTGATAAGTGTTCTTCTCTAGTTATAACAAACTTAGGATTAATCTTTACTAATGCACTATTTAAAGCATCATAATGAATATCTCTTGAATCTATCAATACCCCATCAAGATCAAATATAACTAGTTTATTGTTCATTTGGATTTGGACCTGCATGTCTATGCCATTTGTTATGTCTAACAATTGCCTTTCCATTACATTTCATTACATATTTATTACGAACTCTCATTGACCATTCCACATCTTCTTCTTCGTTCCAACCACGAGATTCATCTAAAGGTTCTTCTATCATAACGTGTTTCTTAACTATAAAAAATCCACCAGATATATACATATATTGTGTTTGTGACCAATCGTCATAATTCAACGACCATGCTCTACCATGACCTGGCTTATCCCATAAAGACCAGTCCATTGGATTTCTAGCACCTGTAATTAAGTATTGAGGACAAGAGCATATGTCCCAATCTGTTCCAAACTCTTTAAAACTTTGATACCAATTAATATCAAATACATGATAGTCATGCATAATAACTACATTGTCATATTTAGATTCTTGTGCTAATATATTTTTCTTTCTTGTAATCCACATAGGCTTTTGATTTTCATCAAAATCTATCTTACGAATATCTGGACCTGATATGCCTTCACTATCTCCACCACCAACAAATAGTATTTCATACTCTGGAATGTTTAAATCACGAATGCTTTTAATAATATGTAATAGTCTATCTTTATCTTGATATGTTGTTATTATTCCAAAAGTCCATGGAATATCTTGCATAACTATGCCTTGTTATTTCTTTTTGCCAACAGTGCTGGAAAGTCTTTAACTTTTGTATCACCCATATAAGACCATGCATAACCTTCTTCTATCATCATTTGATTAAGAGATTTATCATAACCTTTAATGTGAAGATCGCCTAAAATGCGACCATATTTTTCTGAAGAGTCTGGTTTTTGTGTTTTAATAACAATGCCTTCAGCACCTTCTAATTTCTTTTTAAGCCATTCTTTAGATTGTAAACCTAATTCTTTTTCATATGTGTCTGTTGTGCGTGATTCTGGGGTGTCGATACCTGCAAGACGGACACGTTGGAAGTAAGAAACATTAAAACCCAAGTCAATGTCAACATCGATCGTATCTCCATCTACTACTTTATAAACCTTTTTTACATGATATTCATACATAATATTATTATACCTTATCCTTTGATTGAAAATTAAAATCAGACTTTACATAGTCTTGAATTTTTCTAGCATAATCTTTACCCCGCAAATCATCCATAAAAACCACTATAGCCTCTGCCATTTCAAATGGCTTTATGTGATATTTTACATCTTGTAAATGTTCTATAAATTCTGCAAGTTCATTTACACGATAGTCTTTGTGTTTACGAATCTGCACTTGCTGTAGACCTCTTAAGTTGCCCTGTTCTTACACCGTGCTTGTAGGCTAAATTCTCTGCTTTTCTACGAGCCTTTCTAGCAGCACGCTTTTTAATTGGGTCCCATGCAGCAGCCTTGTCTGGTCTTTTAATTAAATTGTATCCACCACGACTTCTACCAGTTGCACCAATGTTTGGTTCTTTAGGGTTTTGTTTTATTGCCTTACCATTTGATCTGTTAGTATTTCTCTCAGATGTTTTCTTTTGTGCCATTATTCTCCTTATACTTCTAAATCTAGGGGTGTAGGTGCAGTAATAAGAGTGCCACATTCAGCACATTCTGCATCAAGCATATATTGTTCTATATTATATTCATGATCAAATGTAACTAAAATTTTAAATATATTAGTACCACAAATGGGACATGCGTTCGTTGGTATCCCTCTTGCGTTTAGTGACATTAAACTTCTTTCTTATATGTTTCATTATGTCTTCTTCTGTTAATAAAAGAAGACAACTTAATATTATTATACCCACAAATAACTGCCAAGTCAAGAGCCTTTTCTAGTATCTGACCAGGTAGCCCAGTTAACAGAGGTCGTCTTAACTTTTTCTGCAAAGGTCATGCCACAGGTGCAGGCAATATCTTTTAAACGCTTACAATCTTCACAGTAATTTGATTCAGACATGGACACTATTATACTCCTTTAAAGTGTTTTAGGCAACCCTCCAACCCAAAACGTCTAGCCCCTATAACATGATCT